ATCATGAAAATGTAGACCCAGTCAAAGTCAAGTCAGCTGAAACTGACAGGGACATTGACGGCAGGTATGAGGATACTGATGAGGAACAAACATCTGAGCAAGTTGATTTTACTGAAACCATGTTGACCCCTCCAGAGCTATGGAAAACTTATTCCACAGCAGTGGACACATTTGCCCGCAACCCGCCGCCTGCAACCAATGATCAAATTGAAGTTTAATATATTCGGAGCATACAAATGACAATATACAGTAAAGTGCCTATAACTACTAATGCTAATATTTCGCAAGAAACTATTGTTCAGCGATATCGAGGATTCAGTACAGTCAGTACAAATACCAATAACTTTGCGTTATATGATTTTGAGTTAATCAAACAAGACTTGCTGAATCATTTTTACATCCGACAGGGTGAGCGACTAATGCAACCCAACTTTGGAACCATCATATGGGACTTGCTGTTTGAACCATTAACTCCTGAAATTCAGGATCTTATTTTACAAAATGTAAATGAGATTTTCAGTAGCGATCCTCGGGTGCAGGCCACTAATGTGCTTATAACTCCCTACGACACTGGTTTACAAATTGAATGCAATCTAAAATATTTTTTATACAATCTTGAAGAAACGTTGCAATTAAAGTTTGACCAGGCCAATGGCATTACACGATAAACTACGCACTTAAATAAATCCAATAAATACCATATAGGGATAACATATGAGCTCAACGGATCGTCAAAATAACCTGTTAGTTAGTGAAGACTGGCAGAAAATATATCAATCGTTCAAAAACGCAGACTTTCAAAGCTATGACTTTGACAATCTGCGCCGTACAATGATTGAGTACATCCGTACCAATTTTCCAGAAGATTTTAACGATTACATTGAGTCAAGCGAATACCTTGCCCTGATTGATCTTATTGCCTATGTGGGCCAAAGCATAGCTTTCCGTGTTGATTTGAACGCTCGTGAAAACTTCTTAGAACTAGCAGAGCGCCGCGACAGTGTGTTGCGTCTAGCACGTATGATCAGTTACAACGCCAAACGCAACTCACCGGCAACTGGACTTCTCAAATTCAACACAATAAGTACCACAGAAACAGTTATTGATAGCAATGGGAGAAACTTAGCCGGACAATATATTACTTGGAACGACCCAAGTAACGCCAATTGGTACAATCAGTTTATTAGCGTTATCAATGCGGCCTTGCCATCAACTCAACAGTTTGGAAATCCTATCGACTCTGCAACTATTTACGGAGTATCTACAGCACAGTATAGATTTAATTCCAGCAACACCAATGTTCCCATTTACGATTTTGCAAAAACAATTGCAGGCCGCAGTATGAATTTTGAAATTACAAGTACTACTTTTAAAGGAAGAGATTATATCTATGAAGAAGCTCCCAAGGTAGGAAACAGTATTGCATGTGTGTACAGCGATGATGGCCGCGGCGCAACCAGTCCACGCACTGGTTTCTTTTTTAATTTTACACAAGGTGCTTTGCAAACCGCCACCTTTTCTGTAACAAATCCAACAGCTAATCAGCAAATAGACATTGCTACTAGAAATATAAATGATTCCGATGTGTGGCTTTACAGCCTTGATAGCAAAACTGGATTAGAATTAGATTTATGGACACAAATTCCCACACTGAGTGGAAACAATGTTATCTATAATAGTTTGAATAATTCTATTAAAAATATTTATAATGTGGTGACTAGAGCAGGCGATGCAATCAGTTTGGCATTTAGCGATGGCACGTTTGGAAACTTACCGCAAGGAAACTTCTTGGTATATTACCGAACAAGCAACGGATTAAGTTATAATATAAATCCAGGAGATATTGTTAACGTATTATTCAATATTCCTTACACAAGTGCAAGCAACCAATCAGAAACGTTGTCCATCAGTTTAAGTCTTGCTACCAGTGTAATTAATTCAGCACCCACTGAAACCAACGCCAGTATCAAAACTAATGCTCCGCAAACTTACTATACACAAAACAGAATGATAACCGGCGAAGATTATAATATTAGTCCGTTGTCAGCCAGCTTGCAAGTGGCCAAAGTCAAATCAGTGAACAGGACCAGTAGTGGAATCAGCAGATATTTTGATCTAATAGATCCTACAGGAAAATACAGTACCACTAACTTGTTTGGCGACGACGGCATATTATATCAAGAAGTTTACACGGCTGCTAATAGTTTTTCTTTTGTTTCTGATGTGGACATACAAGGTGTTATCAACAACACAGTGTATGAGATTTTAAACAATCCGGATTTAAGAAATTTTTATTATGCAAATTATCTAGATTATCTAAATGTAAGTGTGAGTGCGTCTTGGGTGGCTGTCACAACTGATAGCAATAGTGTTTCAGGATACATCAGTGTGCCAGGACAAAATGTTCCTTACAAGCTGGGAAGTTTTACCGCAACGGATTTAAAATATATAACTCCAGGCGCATTAGTTAAATTTGTACCTCCAGCTGGAAAATATTTTGATACCTATACAAACACCTTGATGACTGGAACTGCAACAATTCCAGATTCTGCAAGTTATTTGTGGGCGCAAGTTGTTAGTGTGTCAGGCGACGGTACTGCCAACAACACTGGAATTTTGTCAAATGGCGCTGGCCCTGTGGTATTGGATAAAGTGATACCAACTGGATCGGTGGCAGTTCAGATAATGCCACAGTTTAACAGGATCATTAGCCCAACAGTTATTACTTCAATGATTGAATTGATACGAGAAAATGAGAATTTTGGTTTACGATATGATGCTACATTAATTTCTTGGCAAATCATACATGCAAACAATTTAGATTTTTCAAGTGCATTTAGTTTGGGGAATCAGGGAAACACAACTAGTCAAAACATAGACGCCAGTTGGATTTTATTGTTTACATCCAATACAGTTCAGTACACCATAACTTCAAGAAAGCTTCGTTACATTTTTGAAAGTGATAAAGACATAACATTTTATTTTGATACAAATGTAAAAATTTATGATTCTACATCTAGTTCTACCGTTATAGATACAATCAAAATCCTAAGTGTAAACACACAACCCGATGCATTGATCCCATTTACGGAAGACCTTACTTGGCAAATTGTATCTGAATATATTGGAAAAGATGGGTACGTTGATCCTAAAAAAATTGTAGTGACTTTTGCAGATTCTACAGGAACCGGAGTTGTAGACAATCCTCAACTGTTTGCAGACATAGTAAACCCATTAGAAAACATCAGAAGTAAGTTCATCGTAGAACAACGATACACCATATCAAATGGACAAGAAGATTACAAATATGTAGTCAACAATCCTTATACTGGACCAGTAGTAATTTTAAATTCGTCAACAGCCGGAGGATTTACTTCATACCCAGACGGCACTTGTTTTTATTTTATTGACACTGCCACTGTGGTCAAATTAAACCTATCAGCTGTAGTTAAATTAGTTCCTACGTTAGATTATAAAGTGTATGTTGGTCGCCCTGCTTTGAAATTCCAGTACATTCACAGCGCAGATTACAACAGTCGTATCGATCCTGGTTCTAGTAATATTGTCGACATCTATGTTTTAACTAAGAACTACGATGCATTATTTAGACAATATATTTTATCTGGCGGGACAGAACCATTACCTCCTAGTTCTGACGAATTAAATTCTCTATTATCTCCAAATTTGAACTTGATTAAATCAATTTCGGACGAAATAATTTATCATCCAGTAAATTACAAATTATTGTTTGGCGCCAAAGCAGACCCCAGTCTGCAAGCTACATTTAATGTTATGATAAATCCAAATAGTGCTGTTAGTAATTCTGATGTTAAGGCAAGAATCTTAACAGCAATAAACACATTTTTTAGTTTAGATAATTGGAACTTTGGCGATACTTTTTATTTTACAGAACTTTCAACTTATGTTATGAATCAATTGACTCCAGACGTGATTAATTTTGCTATTGTACCAATACAGCCAGGCTTGTATTTTGGAAACTTGTTTGAAATTTATTGCCCTAGTGATCAAATTCTAATAAGTTGCGCTACCACTGATAACATAGTTGTTGTTTCAGGATTTACTAATTCAAACTTAAAAACTATTACAATTCCGCCTTCGGCCACATCAATTAATACACAAACTGTAACCAGTGCAAAGTTTGGAGGTAATGTTTAATGGCTACAAAGAACGCATCAACAGATGGATTCAGCGCAAATCTGTTACCTAAGTTTTATCAGACAACTGCCAACAAAAAGTTTTTACAATCCACCATTGATCAACTATATCAGCCCGGCACACTAACAAAAACAAGTGGATACATTGGCAAAAAAAATGCCAAAGCCAGCACAGGAAAAGATGTATATGTGGCGGCCGCAACAGCGACTAGACAAAATTATCAATTAGAACCTGCATTAACAATTAAAGATTCTTTAGACAACATAACATTTTTTAAAGATTATCAAGATTACATCAATCAATTAAATGTGTTTGGTGCAAACACCAGTAATCATGCTCGTTTAAATTCTCAAGAGTTTTACAGTTGGGATCCGCATATTGATTGGGACAAATTTGTTAATTTTCAAAATTACTATTGGCTACCATACGGACCAGATGTCATAACAGTTTACGGAAACGAAATTCCAATACAAACTACATTTTCTGTAAAAATAGAAAATTCAGGAGCAAACAATCAGTTTGTGTTCACGCCTGACGGATTTTCTCCAAACCCTGTATTAACACTATATGAAGGCCAAACCTACACCTTTAACATTGATTGTCCAGGAAATCCGTTCAGTATCAAAACTGCAAGGACTACTGGCAACCTTGACAGATATGTTTTTCTTAATTCCATTGACAAGTATGGTGTAGAGTCTGGTACAATAACATTTACAGTTCCTGTGAATGCGCCTACTATATTGTATTATCAAAGTGAAACTGATATAAACTTGGGCGGCACAATACAGATTTTTTCTAGCGAAGACGATACAAGTATCAATGTTGAAGCAGAATTACTAGGCAAAGCCACTTATACATTGACCAATGGCACGTCACTGTCTAACGGAATGAAACTGTCATTCAAGGGAAAGGTCATACCGTCCACCTATGGTATCGGGGAATACTATGTAGAAGGAGTGGGCACCGCTATCAAATTGGTAAAATCCAGTGTATTAGAAATCATAAGTCCTTTT